CAAGAAGAGACACTCAAGGTAACACCCAAAGGGTCAACCCCAACCCTTAGGGACCCCTCAAGGTCAACTGAAAGTTGACTCAAGGTGATTGGCTGGGCTTTAGGGACCCCTATGGGGGGAACTTTGGGTTCTTAAACTGTGAGATAGTCACTCAGATTTTTATGGTATATTTTAAAGGACCCTCTAGGGACTCCTCAGGCCCTCTCTAGGACCCTCTTTAGGTTCCACTGATAGGATGGCCTATCTTTAGGTATAGACCTTACGGATAGACCATTAGAGGCTCTTTATGGGTATACCTTAGGACTTGACTCTATAGGGATGAAGTGGTGTGATGCAATCATACCGCTGAATCCCTCGGTGAGCCATCAGTCGGTCAGTAAGACCTTAATCAATACAAGTGAGTAAAGAGCAAACGGTAGACTCCAGCGAACTGAGGTCCCCACTAAAAGCTGCATAACCAAGGGCAGCACAAAGTACCATAAGAAAGCGGTATGTGACTCTATGCCGCAGTAGGTTCAACAATAAGCGGAACATGAGTCTCCTCCCTTTATGTTGGTTGTATTAATAATCATAATAACAACCTACCTTATAGGACACTTTAAGTCTTATAGTTATCTTTAGGTAGGCTTCTCCCTATAGTGAGTCGAATTAGAATAATGGTCTAGAATCAGATACTTAGACCTGTATCACTAATTTCAAATATCAATCACTTAGGTACTCCTCAATGACCCTCTTGACCCACGCCACAGAGAGCTTATGGTATCTCGCTATGGACGTTGCGTTCCAGCCTTTATGGTATCTACGAATCACTATAGCCTTACGTTCCTCGCTAGGGTCTCTCTTCGACGCATCACGTTTACCTGTGGCCTTAGTTGCGCGACCCTTTGAGATGCAGTCCTCTATGTTTTCCTTCTGGGTCCCTTCCTTAAGGTGCTCAGGGTTAACACACGAAGGGTTATCACACAGGTGCATCACAACCATTCCGTCAGCTATCGGTCTGCCTAGATGACAACTCAGGGAATACCTGTGGGCCATCCAATGGACACCATTCACACGGATACGACCATAACCAGTCTTCGTCTTACATCCCTTAAAGTTCCAGCAACCAGTCTCCTTATCAACAACATACTTCTTCTTGTTTATCATATTACCTCCTTAAAGTGGCCTTCCTTGGCCTCATAAATCACCACTCAATGAAAGACGTACCGTAACCCTCATCGTCCTCAGAGTACACATCAACTCCTCCTACAGACATCTCAATGATATGCGTAGCGGCAACCGTAGGACGCATCATGTGCTCCTCAAGGAAGTCAGCAAGCACTTCACCCTCGACCTTAACGGAATCCAACTGCATGGACTCACGGAGATACTCAACGCCTAACGCAAGAGCATCCAAGCGGTCATCATGAGCCAGAGCACCTTTCTCACGAGTGATGCGGGTCATCTGGTAGAACAGTGAATACTTAACGTCATGCTTACCGTCTACGTCACGAGCGGACTGGTAGTCTGCCCTAATGACCTCATCACGAATGACAAGGCGGTGAGTCTGCATGACTGGCTCAAGGGTATCACAAATACGCATCTCCTTCATACCACGAGCACGAATCTCTTCCATAGCACAGTTGTGGTGTTTAAGAAGGATAGGACTGAATACCTTACCAAACATACCATCACCGAAGTTACTCTCGTAGACGACCGTCTGGACTCCCCATTGCTTAGCTTTCTTAGCGAGCAACTCAAGGGTCTTATCGGAGTAACCGTCACGGAAACCTCCAGCTTCCATTAGGTAGATGTAACCATTGAGGGTGTACAGCACCGCGTAACCTGTTTCGTCCTTACCGCGACCACTAGGGTCAATGACCAGAATCTTCTGTTGATACTGACCAGAGTTATTCGAGCACTCGTGGTAGGTGTGCAGGTCATCACCCTTAAGGCCCACGTTAGGAAGGTCCTCAATGATGTTCTGACGGTTCGGAAGCCACTGGTAATGCATCGGTGCCTTCTCTAAGTCTAAGGCCGCTACGATAGCGTCACGGAGCCTCAGAGGGTACTTCTCGGCATCACTCAGGTTCGGGTTAAGCATAAACTGTAGCGTAAAGCCAGCCTTACCGTATTCCAACTCACGCTCACGTAGGTCATCTCTGTCGAATCGAACAGGGTCTGTAGGAGTACCAGCCAGAGCCTCAGGATTCTCCTCGTACTCCGCACGGAGCATTGGGGCAAGACGTTGGGCATAGTAAAGATTCTCCTCACGAGTCCTTGGGTACAGAGCAGGCCAGATGATAGTGGTGTACCCACGGTTATCCTCCAGTTCCTTATAGAGAGTCATCTCAGTTTGAGGTGTACCAAGGTAGATAACACGAGAAGTAGGCAGCGGCTTAAGTAACGCAGCGAACTCCTGAACCAGAGTCCATAGCTTCTCACGGGCACCCATAGTAGCACTGTTAGACGGAATCTCAACGTCATCCGCAATGATAATATCAGCACGACTACCAGTTAACTGACCAGTGATACCTACTGATTTCACACTAGGCGAGTGGTCAGGACTGGCAGGACCAACATCAAAGCTGATTACAGAGTCGCGCTGTCCGGGTCTTGGCTTTAGCTCAGCAAGGAATGGGAGCAGGTCAATGATGTTCTTAATGAAGATGGAGTTAGCGTCTGCACGTTCTTTAGAGGCTGATACAATGAGTATCTTCAACTGTGGGTCTCTCCATAAGGACCACACAACGAACGCACATGTGATGAACGACTTACCGATACCACGGAAAGCCTGTAGGATGAACTTCTTGTTGTCTCCATTCTCCAGCACCTTAGCCATGTCAATCTGACACTTAGTGGGCACCGGAAGGTTTAACGCCTTCCATAAGACGAACAGGAACGCCACGAAGTCGCCCTTTAGTTGCGCCACAACGAGCAAATTACGATTGGATTGAGTAGACACATTACCTCCTTACTTGGTTTCCTGCTTACGTTGCAGTTCACGAATAGTATCCTGTAACGCACGAATCCATGCGTCACCCTTCTGGGTCACTGCGAGAATACGTTTAGCATCTCGGTCGTCAAGTTCGGCTCGACCATCAGGCTCGAATCCACACTTACCATCGGAGGTTCCGGTAGTCTTGATTCTGACGCGCAACCGCTTATTGTCGCTACGCAAATCAGAAATAATCCTATCAGTGCTCCCTTCCAACGCGGCAAGGTCTTCTTGATACTTAGCCGATATTTCACTGACTGCTCTTTGAGTGCTCGCCGTAGCCTCAACTCTCTTAACGTACTCATTCTGTACCTCCTGTTTCCACTTGGCGTCCATTGAGTCAGCCCCAAGTTGCCATCCACATCCGAGCAGCATCCCAGCGAGAACCCAAGGGACCAGCTTACGTAAAAATTCCAGCATAATGCCTCCCGTTAACTTTCAGATTTCACGTAGGAGCATCTCGTGTAGACAATGACATCCATAAAGGCCACCCGTAGGAGACCTTGAGTATATCACTGTAAAGTATAAATATCGTCATCCGTAAGACCGTTCTCACCGACTTTCTCTTTGTACTCTTCAAGAGCACCAGCAAGGCCACCCAAGATGTGAACATCCGGCTGCAACTTACCAATCTGGAACTTGTGACGGTCTAACAGTTTGTTAATGGCGTTATAGAGTTGTGGAGAGCGCCGCTCAGGGTCCGAAAGGTCCGCAAGCATACGCTGAGCCATCGCAGTGTCCAACATCTCTAAGAACGTAATGAGGCTCTTATCTTTTTCCATATATTACTCCTTATTGGCTTTCTTCCAGTCAATCATCTTATCGACTACCTTGGCACCAATCTGAACCACTGTGTAGGCCATAGCGGCAACGTAGAACCACTCATTAAGACTCAGACCGAAGAAAAGCCTCGCAGCGCCATCAGCCACACCAGTGCCAACAATAGGTGCGGCCTTGACTAACTCATTATTAAAATCTAAAGACAACATGTAGCGTCCTCCCTCAAAGAGTCCATCCGTGGACTATTGGTCATCCCTTAGTTGTTACGCACCAGAATGCTAGTTGGTACAGAATTCTTATCTCTGTCATTCTTGAAGGTTCTCCCGCCGTTGGAGATAGTGAATGTAATCCACCCACCCATAGAGGAAAGAAAGTAGGCACCATCGTCCCCAATCTCTATCGGGTTCCAGTGATCGTTGGTCTGAATCCAGATGGTTCTCCAACGAACATCTTGAGATAGAGATACGGATACACCACCACCAACTCTTCCTTTCCACACTTCACTCCACCCAGCATTCTTGCGGATATAGAGACCATCGGCGGTACTTTTGTTATAGGCGTGTTCATCAAGGCGTTTGTTGACCCACGCATCAATATACTCGTTGTACTTTTTGATGTACAGGTTGCCATCTGGTGGAATATACCAACCAGTCGAGCTGAGAAGAGTACCATCGCTCCTGTAGTCGAAGTGAGTCCCACGGAGATAATGTCTGATAAAGAAGTTAACGCCTGTTCCATTGTTGTATAAGCACTTAGCATACAGGTGCTCTTTACCCCAAATCGTCGCTCGCTCAAGGAGATAGTTTATATCCCCCTGCCCTGCAATATCGTGCTGCACGTCTGGAGATAGACTTCCTGTCCACTGGCTCCATCCGCCGCCTTGTGTTTTTGCCCTAAAGCTGGCACCCTCATTTGTAAGGGAAACGGTATTTTTAGACTCGACTGCATTAACCTTAAGGTTGCCGTGCATTTCCACGTTCCCACCAGCCAATAAAACATCTCCAAAAAATGTGTGTTTTCCTTTACTATTAGATCGTCCGTCAGGCCATGTGGCAGGGTCTGTATTGATGAACGTATAGTAGTCCATGCGTTTTGGACCAGCCTGAATCCACTGTTCCCATACGGTCTCCTTGCTTCCCTCTCCACGCCACTGGGTCCATACTAATTCAACTGGTTTAGTATCAGCGCCCTTTGCATCATTCCGCAACGTAAAGTCCTTACCTGACACCTTGCGCTTGAAGTAAACATCAAGATCCTCAACCCTGTCAATAGCCCCAGCTAAGCTGTTCATATTCCCCAGCTTGTCTGCCTCAGACTTAGCACGGTCAGCCTCACCTTTGGAGCGGTTTGCCTCAGTGTTAGCCCTATCAGCATGTCCCTTAGCGGTCTCAACATGTGCAGCAGCCTTGGCAACCTCAGCAGCAGCTTTAGTCACTTCTCCGGCAGCACGATCGGCCTCATCACGGGCACGATTTGCCTCAGAGTCGGCACGGTCAGCTTGCTTCTCGGCCTCAGCGACACTTGCGATCATGCTATCAACATAACCTTTAGCTCTGTCAGCCTCAGCGTCTGAGCGGTCAGCTTGCTTCTTGGACTCAACTGCCTGTTGCTTAGAGACATCTGCCTGTTGCGTTGAGCGGTCAGCTTCACGTTGAGCGCGATTGGCCTCATCACGGGAACGGTTTGCTTCCCTATTAGAACGGTCAGCGTGTTCGTTAGCTTTTGTTGCGGCATTCCACGCAGAGGTTTCACGCTCTTTAACCTGCTTTAAAGGGACGGCATCATAGTCACCTGTGGCATACGCCAAGTTAACAATCTTACGACCACGGGCATCCAAGTGACCGTCATTATTGACACCGATTGTATCAGCAGTCAGGTCGCGCGCCTCCTCCGCTACGTGCATCGTTTGAATCTGAGCAACGTTAAGGTCATACGCACGGAGGATTGAGCCGTCCGTAAAGTCAACCAAGCGGTCGGTCGTGGAGGTTACTCGGCGTAACACAATGGTCGTGTAGCCATCGGATGGACCCCAAGCCTTAGTCAGTGAGATGGTAGTACGTGTAGCAAAGCGATAGTCTGTATTAAGCGTAAGGACCTTACGGTCTACACCAATAAGAGTTACCACTACGAACTTACGGGCTAGATACTCAAACGGGATATTAAAATCACGAGTGGAGCCATCTAACTGGTAAGTCAAAACGGTTTTAATTACGTTAGCCATTTGACCTCCTTAAAGTAAATCTAAGAGACTACAGGGAGAAGATTCTTTCACCTCTCCCTATAGTGAGTCGTATTATTTCCGACGCTCCTTCAAGTTAACACCATTGGCCTCATAAATCTTAACCACAAGCTGTTGAGTAAGAGGGTCGTTAGGCACTAACTCTTTGGTAGAGTTCATTAAGCCAGTCATGAAGTCCTGCTCGGTTGCTTTGTTAGGTGAGTTAACCACACCAGCAGCGTTCATTAGGGAGGCCCCAACGTTAGCCACAAAGCCAGCCGAAGGCATCTGCTCCAGAAGGCTCGAACCCATAGCTCCCATTACCTCTCTAGAGGTGTACGGTTTGTTTGGGTCACGTTCCTTCATGGTGTCCTTAGGTAGAATCGTGGAGCGAACCATCTTGGAGGACTCGACCCCTAAGACACCACCCACTAGGTCAGCCATAGCCAAAGGAGCACCTAATTGAGAACTACGAGACAACGAAGCGTGGGCAATCATGGTTGGGTCCAGTGCTCGCTCCAAGTATTCTTTACGTTGCTCCTTAGGCATCCCATACGCTTTGACGTGTGCAGCCATAGCGTAGTAACCACCAGCGAGACCCATAGAGATGATACCAGTCAGCGCAGCGTCAATCGCTCGGTTGTTCTTGTACCCATCATAGAAGGTTCGAATGAACTTAGAGTTAAGGGATTTAATGGTGAAAGACTTAAACTGCATCACCATCTTACCTAATGCTCCGAACGCATGGGAATCCTGTAAGGACACCTTATGCGGACGCAACATTGCCCCATCAGCCACCTTGTCAGCCAGTCGCCATAAGTCCATAGCACGCGGGTCCATAGAGAACGCTTGCTTGTCCTTAACGGTAAACTTCCCGTCCTCACCACGTACCATGTGTTCCTTGATGAGAGACTTGATGCCAGCCATCTGCTCAGGAGTTATGGAGGCACCCCGAAGGAATCCCTCTTTCTCCCAGCGGGTAGTCTTACCTGTTAAGGTGGCACTAATAACGTCCCCAAGCATACCTTGACGCGCAGCGTCCAGAAGGTAGTTAGTGGTTCCGTTCAGCACCTTAGTCCACGGAGAGCGAGCAGCCAGTTCCTGTGTGGAATACTTCAAGGTCCCTACGATGTTCGCCACAGCAGGTCCGGTATCAGTCGCTTCCCTTAGGCGCTGTACGATGTCAGCACGTTTAGGTCGAATCAACTGGTCCACCTCCTTCCCGAACAGAGACGCATGGAGTTCCTTGAGTTCCTTAGCGGAAACTGGTTTAGACTTGTAGAGTGTATCTCGCAGAATTGGGATACCGTGACCGAGAGCACGAACGTTACCTGTGGCAAACATCCCAGCAATCTCAGTAAGGTTCTGAGCACCCATATAGGCGTTCTTAGCGAAGAACCCTAGGTCATTGATAGCTCGCATCGAGGTTTCCCACACAGTGTCCTGATTACGTCGAGCACGTCCAGTAAGAATCTTAACGGTATCCATAAGAGCATGGACCTCGCCAGTCTTCTTACCGTCACCCTCAGCTTTCGCTTTGAGAGCCGAAATCTCGTCCTTAAGTTCCTTAGTGGTTTTCCCAGTAGACCCCATGATGGCGATGTCACCGTTGACACGGCGGTCATACGCTGGCATGATGCGGAACATATCGAAGTCCCTTAGGTCGTTCACTGAGAATTGCTGTCCGTCCGGCATAGTGATGGATAAGTCCGAATCGAACAAGTTTCGTGCCTCAAGGAATGAGTTGTTCTCGATACCTGCTAAGCCCTCAATGTTCTCTTCGATTATGGAACTGTTGGTGAACTGGTCGGAATGGGAGATACCGTAAGCCTTATCCATAGCGTACTTCTCTACCATCTCTGGCGTTACTTCCTTCACCCCGTGTAATTCCTTAAGCATCTCATCGACTCTCGCCTTGACCTCAGGTCTGGAGACGTAGCTGTTCATCCATGAGCGAGCAATCCCTTCCTGTAAACCTTCGGCACCGTAGCGTTGAATCATCAGCGCCTTAGCGTGTCGGCAGTATACATGAGGAACGTAAGTCCCCTTGTGGCGACTCTCAGGGAAGATACTAACAGCCTTCGTATTACCGAAGATTGCTGGGTTCTCCATAAGTTCACGCTTGGTGTCAAAGTGACGCTTAATGATGTCCATAACGGTTCTCTCAGACCGAGTGAGTGCGCTCTGCAACTCTGTACGCTCAATAGCCAATGCTGCTCTACGATAGATAGTGTATCTGGCCTCTTCGCGAGACATCTTAGCACCACCAGTAGAGAACTCAGGGTCTTTCATAGCGTCAGACATTGCTTTGTACAGGTCATTGTAAGTACGCTGGTCAGTACCGTGAAGTCTCTCGTGGATGTCAGAAGCTGTTGCACCGAACTTACCTGAGGAACCAGACTGCATACCAGTAGGAGAGCGAACGAGGTCGATAGCCACTCTACGGATGTCAGCATCGTCAGACCCCAAGGTCTTCAAGCCTATCTCGGTGAACCCAGCAAGGTTGATTCCTCGCGCAGCCTTCTCAGGGTCAACCTCGGAGAACTCTTGGAGAGTCTTAGGGTTGATTGGGTTGCTTGCGCTTATAACGGAGCCATCATGTAACACCACAGCACCTTTCTCGGTCGGTAAGTCCGAATACGGAATACCATTATGCTCACCTTCAAACTTCATGTTCTCAGTGTTCATCCGAGAGAGGTCCGCAGAGTTGGCGTTACGTGCTGTCTCGCGTGCCTCCATTCGCATCATAGGACCGATGAACTCATTGTCGAACTCAGCTTCTGGTTTACTACGTTTCAGCCCAGCAGCTACAGCGTCACTGATTGCGGACATACTAGCACCAAACAAGAATCCACTTAAAGCAGCCTCTGAGTAGTGAGCGTCACCGCCAGCTACGGATGTACGTAGGCCTTCGGATGCAACGTTCAGCGCAGCACTCTCGGCACCGACTACAAGAGCCTTATTGACTAACTTAAAGCCCTTACCAGTTACACCGACCATAGGAACATAACTGAGTGGGTCCACGCCAGCACCAATAACTCCAGCACTCAGTTTGGCACCTAGGCCAGCTTCGGCAGCGCGGGAGTCATTCTCAAAGTTCTCGTTAGCCAGCTTAATGAGGTCATCAAGATTCTCAGGGGAACCGCCAGTTACCACGTTGATGTACGCAGGGTTCTTAACCTCTGTTCGAATCTTCTCTAACTCTTCTGGAGTCCAGATGTGAGAGTTCCAGCGAGTCGGCGTAATGGTGTCTTTAAACACATCAAAACCATTATCGAGACGACCAGCACGGAAAGCCATCCCAGCGACTGAGTTGGAGAGTTCAGCTTTGGTAGCATCTTTGAATCCGAAGAAGGTTGAACGCTTGTTGTACTCATCAAGTGTTTCTCCGTGGGTCTCCCAAAAGTCCTTGGCGAACGGTTTCTCCGGAGCCTCCTGTTCTATACCCTTAACGTCAAAACTTGTGGACTCTGGAAGTTCCTGAGTTACTTTCTGACTATGACCGATTCCAGCCAGACCTACCTCAGCCGGAATGCCTTTACCCTTTGGGGTGATACCCCCAAAAGTTTCCAACTGTCCAGCCATAGGAGACCGAGCGACATCCAGAAGGTTACGCATGTAATTACGACCTTCCTCAGAGATGGACGCGAAGTCTCCCTTGGAGTACGCCTCAAGTTGAGGATTACCCAAGCGTCCCTCGCCTTGGTTATACGCAAGGGCAGCTTTGAGTTCATCGCCATCAAATTTACTCACCAGTCCAGCAAGGTGCTTGGCAGCAGTATTAATAGCCAACTCAGGATTCAATCGGTCATCGTCTGGACCATCGGTAACTCGCAACCCCATAGCCTTAGCGGTAGCCTTGGTGAATTGCATCATTCCTAACGGTCCAGTCTTAGATTTAGCTGTTGGTACAAATCGCGATTCCGTCCAAGCGACTTTACGTAAAAGGTCATAAGAGACCCCGTTGGCATCAGCCGCCTTCTGGAACAGACCATCATACTCACTTGGTACGTTCTTATCGTACTTATCCATTTAGGGCCTCCTTATGTAGCCTTTAGTTACTCCTTACGTCCGTAGATGAACTTAGGAGCCTGTTTACGTTTCTCTCGCGCTCGTCTGGCCCCAGCTTCACGGGCTTTCTTAGCGGCAACTATAGGTGCTCGCTTGTTCGCGTCTGCCAGTGCCTTCTCACGAGCTTTCTCTTCGAGCTTCCTCTGGTTATCGCTCCAGACCTTCGATAGCAACTCTTTGTCGTACCGGACTCGGACTTGACCAGTGGTATCCATAAGGTAAATTGAGTCACCTTGAGAATACATGGTCAGTTGCTTGTTGGTTATCCACTCGTTGTTCGCGATGATTCCCTTGCGTGCTTCCTCCAGAATATCACGACCTTGCTCCCACGATTTTGGGTCAGAGTTGACTTGCATCAGGTTCTTCGGAATTACACCAACGGTGTCACCGTCAACATCGTCACCAGTGAACGTGTAGGTAGATTCCTTAAGGAACTTGGTCATCTGCTCCATAGCCATGCTTTCGTTACCTGAGCGGTACTTAACGGAGTCATAAATCTTACGTGCAGATTCACGAAGTGACGCTGGCATACGGGCAATCTCAGGAGCCGTAGAGCTATTCAGTGCAGACTCGAACGCCTTATCGTCCTCGAAGCGTTGCTCTTTGGAACGTTTGGCAGTCAGTCGGTCAGCATCAAGAATAACCTGAGGGTCAATGCCCTGCCTGTCCATCATGTCCATAGTCAGGAATAGCTCAGCTTGGTCTGGGTACAGCGCAGCAATCAACTGAGGGTCGGCATTACGGATTCTGCGTAGAGCATCCAAAGCTGGAGTTCGTTCTGGCAACTTGCCGTTAATCACAGCGGCAGACCACTCTTGACTAGCGTCAGTCACCATAGTCCCGATTGCTGTACGGAATGCACCGTCCTTAGAGTCCGCTTGAAGGTATTTCAACTTCATCATGTCCTTGGTAGCATCTGGAATGTCCATACGGTCAATCTCAGCGAGCTTCTTATTGGCGTAGTTTACCATATCGCTATGCTTGAACTCATCAGTGTTCTCGTTGACTGGCATGTCCTTAAGGTCCGTTGAGACCCACTCACCGTTAATTCGCTTCTGGAATTGCTTGTCGATTACGTCAAGTTTGTTCATTGACTTCATAGAGTCATCCAGAGCCTTGGCCTGAGCTTTCGTCCATGCGTTCATCTGATTCTGAACTTGCTCCTGTGCTGAGATTAGCCACTCACGTTGCGGTGTCATCTGCTCATCAGGTTGCACCTTATCGAGTTCAGCTTTGATGCCTTGAAGCATCTCCCACGCAGTACGAGGGTCCTCTTGGTTCAGCGCAGAGTTAATCTTCAAGCGATACTGCTCGTTCATCTTAGCGTCATTCTCAAACTGAGAACGTTGCGCTGTGACCATGAGAGCATTCCACTGTTCTTCACCCATTAACTCTCGGTAAGTCGTAGTGGCACCGTTAAGTGTTACCTTCTTGTCACCGACTCGCATCAGGAAGTCAGCACCACCAGCACGGCTAGAAGCGTCACTGAACGCTTGGCTTATAAGCTGTGTGGCTTGAGCGTCCGATGGGATTGCCCCAGTGACCAGACCGTTGTCGATGTACTTCTCAAAGAAGTCAGCAGAGTCTGGGCGGCGAAGCATATCAGGGTCTTGAAGGACACCGTTTAGTTCCACTCGGCTGTTAATGATGGCACCCTTCTGGGCTTGCTGGCTCAAGAAGCTATCATGTGCCCCATACAGTGAGATGTTACGCTCGGTGATGTCCCCATTGAACCCACGCTGATAATCAACGTCATCAGGGTCAATCCCGAACTGCTCAGAGTATGCCTTAGCGCCCTCTTGAAGACGACTATGGCGATACTCTTCCATCTCTTCGCGAGTACGGAAGACACCCTCTTTAATCTTCTGCATAACGTCATCGTCCACAAGGTACGCAGCGTTACGACCAGTCTTGACTCGTAGTGCTTCCATAGCGTATGGGTCATCCTGATACAGAAGGGTTCCGTTGTTGAGGGCCGCTCGGCGTTGCTCAGGGGTCAACTTACGGATAATCTCGTTTGAGCGTTCGTCAGCTAGGTCGCGTGCTCGTTGCTCCTTAGCGGCGTACATATCAGCACCAGCCTTAGCGAACCGACCAATGGTGTCCAATAGGCTGGACTTTGGCTGTTCAGCATAAGTTGTCGCCGCGCGATAGCCCATACCACCAGTACCACCGCGTAACCGCGAGAGTCCCGGTTGTACCGCTTGGAGGGCAGATTCAATCTTACTCATAGTTCATTACCTCCCCGTCTTGGTTCCTTTAGCGGCAACAATAGGTGCCTTATTTGTTGACTTAGAGTCGAACGCGCCGGATGCGTAAGCACTCGCAGTGGCAGACCCCATTATAGCCAGCGGGTCAAGAACCATCTGTAGCTTACTCTTCTGTTTCTGTTCGCCCTTATAGATTTCGTCAATCTGGCTTGCAGCACTTTGAGTACCACCAAGTTGCTGTGCGAAGATTGCTTGATAATCTCGGCGATAGTTCTCAGTTACCATATTGGCTTCCCGAATGAACTGGCCCTCGGTGACCCGCTTAATGCGGTCCATTGAGGCACCTTCAAGCATACTCTCTCCGATAGCCGCTCGGATTGACCCCATAGCCTGAACCTTCTGCATGTTCTGAGGGGTCAACTCAGAGGACGCTTCCTCAAGGCGACTCCTAGCTTGCAACGATAGGTCAGCATTCTGGATGTTCGTCTGCTTCATAAGTTCAAATGCTTGACGGCGACCAGCGGCTGTCTGTGAGGCAATCATTTTAGCTTGAGCGTTCTGACTGCCTACGGCCTGAGCGCCAGCTATAGCGATAGGGATTGCGGCTGCCCAACACATAAATCACCCTCCTTTCGTTATTGTGAATAATTGAAATTGACCATCTCGTGTGTACTCTTCATGGAATACCGCACCGATAGTCTTGAGGAAACGAATGTGGGACGTATTACCTACCCATACGTAATTCCAAAGAGTATCATACTTCTCAAGCATCTTATCGCGATACTCCATGATTAACTTACGGAACTCTCGCTTAGCTTTTCCACTAAGTCGCCACACTTGGTCACTCGTAACAAACCAGCATTGGTCCCCACAGTTACCACCGATAGCTAGAGGGAACCCATAGAGGCTCAACGTGACACACTCGGAAGCATCAGGGAAACTCGGCTCAATACCAGCAGCCTTAGCTTCAAGAATGTCATGGTGAGCCGGAGTGAATACCTCAAAGTCTGTACTTTTAGTAGGTCTTATAATCATCATAAGAAAACCCTCCCGTAGTCGTATTGTTCTCCCTATAGTGAGTCGTATTAATTTCGAGCCACCACAGGGAGAACATTCAGTTAAATACCGGAACTTCTCCGTAAGTAGTTACCTTCCCAGCCACACCCAATGATGTTCAATGGGGTAGTCTCATCAGACAAGATGGACACGGTATTGAACTTGGCGTTACCAACCACAGGGAATCGGAATTGTCCGGTCCCTAAGTTCAATCGCCCAGCCCTCAGCGTGTTAGAGCCTAAGCGAGCACCAGCCATTGCGTACTTCCAGTTGGACGATTGGTTCTCAACATAAATATTGAACGCGCCAGAGTTCTCATAGTTCACCCACGCTCGGCGTAACTGCAAGCGCCCAATGTCTTCCGTGGAGGTAGACCCATCATCAGCAGTTTGCTTGATGAGGAACTTAGAGAACTCGTATACGAAGTCAATGTTGAACCCAATGTATACCATTCGTCCCTCTAAGTTACCGTCGAGTCTCAGCCAAGGGTCGCTTTTCCACCCAGCAGTAGGCTGCCCAAATACAGTTATCTTGCCGTCAGGCTCCAGTATAGTGATTTTGCCCCTCCCGAAGTTTGCACCATAGATTGTTGGTAGGTGAATCGAGGTAGTGAAGTTGTCATCGTTGTATGTTCCACTAGGAATCGTATAGCGAATCTTCATATCCATAAAGGCACGGTAAGGTTCGCCTTGTAAATCAATGGCGTTCTTAGTGAAAGCGATTTTAGTTAGGAACGTATTGAACTCATTACGAAGAATCACGTACATACCTGAGCTGATACTCTGACAAGCTAGAACCTGCACGTTTTCCCCAAAGTCCCAGTGAGACCACGACTGTTGTCTTAACTCTTCGTTCAGGTACAGGAATTTGTACATGAAGATTTTGCTAGGGTCCCCTTGAGATAGTACCGAACAGAAGTTTTCAGTACCACTACCACAAATACTAAACACACCGTTTGGGATGTAGTTAGGAACGTGTGCTGTGATGTCCTCCGCGTTCTTAACGGAACTTACGTCCTGCACAGCGTAGTACCTGTGGATGGACGTGTAGCTGGACCTCGGACTAGCAAAGTAGACATTACGCCCAATACCATAAGGTCTCGCTCGGTCCTGTACGTCAAACTGAGTCGTTAGGTTCAACTCAACCGACTTCGACGTGAGAGTGCCAGAAGCGGTCAGGACGAATTGTGCTTCATCGGACCAGATGAGTAACTCTTCTGAGAACGGAACGGCGTACTTAAGGACTGCTATTCGGTTGGTACTCACAGCTACGTCTATAGGGTCGTCATCGCTAAGGTTCGCAACGGACGCAGGGTAGAAGTTGAAGTATTTGGTTGTACGGCTCAATATGATGTTCTCACCACTAAGTAATCCTAAGCGGTTACGGAAGAAGAACACATCGTTAATACTTGAACCAACAAAAGAAGGCCAAGGGTTGGTGTCAATGTCGCCACAAGACTTAGGAGACCACTCAAGCCACTTGAAGTCGAAATTACCGTCAGCGGCTCGCACAAGAGCGTGTGGCATTGTTTCCCATCGTACTTGGTCCTCAGTGTTCCAACCCAAAGTCTCAACCCAAACTTTCCGCTCAGCGTCATACCGAACATAATACTGGTCGGCAGACCTAGATGCGTCCCCTACGACTTTCACCATGTAGCCGTTAGGAGCATTAGGTGGCAACTTAGAGAACGACTGAGCGTAGTGGGTCACAGGGTTAATCAACTGGTCTGCGTAGCCATCTTTAGTCGTGAAGGAGTCAATCTGTTGACCGCTAGGTGCTGCCACATGTATGAACCCTTGCCCCACATTTACAGCCCAACCAGACAAGTTAGTGCGCATTTGCTTGGCTAACTCTTCGGCTAACCATTGGGCATCCGTATTGTTTACGTGTGCCGGTTGACTACCATCTGGGATTTTATACTTCGCAACATCTCTACCGTTAATGTGTACAATTAGTTCCCTGCCGTATTGACCACCACGGACGTTAATCAATCCGTCTCGCTTAGGGTTGTAATTCGGTAAGTTTACAGACGTTGTGTTCTTCTGTACAACAACGTTACGGTTAACGACGAACGTGTAGTCTGCTACAGTAACCATTCGCAGGTCGTTACGTGGATTAGAGGTCTTGATGTAGTCGGAACCGTTAGGATACCTAACTTGCTTCTCATTACCAGCAAGGTCAAACACACGGATTCCATTACCAGTGAACACAGCGTAATACTGTTCGTTCTCATCACGGTTAATCAGGTGGATGTACGGAGCTTGACCTAACGCACCTCTGTCTCCAAGTGTCTTAATGAAAACCATTGGTGGACGCTTTTGGAGGCCCTCGGTCTCCGAAGACCAACCGTTAACTTGGCGTGACCCTTGGTCTGGATAACGAAGGATGTCAGACTGTTGGCTGATACCACCCTTCAAGTTCTTGATTGATTGGCTAATGAGCGCCATTAGAGCCTCCTTATTTATTAATTAGCGAGTCAGTAGACCAGAAGTGAACGCATCGCCATCCAGCATGTTATACCCGCCATAGTCCACTTCGTACTCCATACAGAGACGTCGAGCTTCATCTTCCTCTTCTTGGAGTACACCTTCTACTTCTGGTGCCCCAAAGAATCGGTTGTTGAACCGACGGGAAGCCTTAGTGACAATCCAGTAGCGGAAGCACTCAGGCATCTCATCGTAGTCACGAAGGCGAATAATGTTCACGGTAATGCCAGAGTCAAAGCGGTCTGTCTGGCTCGTTCGGTCATACACATAGCCACCTCGGTTAACGTAGACGGATTGACCGGAAGTAGCCATTAGGGACAAATAATCATCACTGTATACAATCAGGTTGGAGTAAACATCAGGTAATAGCGTTATGCCTTCCTCAATGTTGAACGTCCACCCACGAGACTGAATCTGTCTGTTAATCTTATTGAGAATACGCCGAGCGTTCGCTACGTCTGCGTTAGAGTCACCTTCCAGCGTTGATACCGGAGGTTCACCGATAGATGCCAGAATGTCGTTCACAGCGGATAACTCAGCGGCAGTCTCAACGTTCATATCGTAAGAGCTCATATAGTTCCTCCTTTAAGCAAAAAACCCCTCAAGACCCGTTTAGAGGCCCCAAGGGGTTATGCTAGTTATTGCTCAGCGGCGGCAGCAGCAGCCAACTCAGCTTCCTTTCGGGCTTTGTTAGCAGCGCGTGTGCGTGCGGCCTTCTGTGCTGGCGTTAAGGTCTCTTGGAGTGAAGTAACACTCACCTCTTCGGGACTAGCAGCGACCGTTGAGGCCACTTCCAGCATTACTCCGCCGCGAAAACCACCGCACCAGCAGCTTCTGGGCGCAGACCACCGTGACCCATCGCGTACTTAGCGATAATCTGGTCAGCTTGGAAGTTAGCACGGCGAGCACGCTCCAGAGCCAAGTCACGCAGTTTAACAGTACCTACCGCAGAGCGGTGCATGAACAGGCCGATAACGTTGTCCTTGGCAACCTTGTCGTCACCACTCGCAGTAGCTGGGAAGGCGTGCTTCTGGCCCGTAGCATCCTCACGAGTAGTGCCAGCGCCGCCAGCGGTGAGGTGTGGGACCTCTACAACCTCAAAGCCCATGACGTTGCGGATAGAACCCTTCTCAGGGTCAATCAGAGCAGCGTAGTTTGCCGCGTTAGGCATCAGTGCTGCCAGAATCGCAGAGTAGCTATCAGGGTTGCAGTAGAACACACGGTCAGCAGCCGGAACATAGTTCTTGGTCAGAGCAGCGCGAGCCTTGGTCAGAGCTGCAATAATCTCCTTACCCAGAGCAACTTGGTCGGTGATTACAGACTTGGCCTGAGTTGTCTCAATCACAGTGGCAGAGCCTAGACCTGCAATGTTCTCATCAGAGGTGCTCGACAAGTTACACAAGCCTGCAATCTCAGCCAGAACCGCACCATCAGCAGCCATCGCCAGAGATTCACCTAACTGAGAGGTGTACTCGGAGCGAACGTCGTAGTGGTTCATCGCGTCCTCAATATCGTAAATCAGAACGTCAGCCGTCAGGAGACCGTCAATGGTGATTACCTTCTCGGTGTGTTTGATGTCTTTACGTTTATCATCGAGGTTCTCACCCGGAGCCAGATACGCTGCCTGAGTACGACCCAGAACAGGGAACTGAGCGGATTTACCACTGGAGATGGTACGGACCATGTGGCGGGAAGTGGTCACAGAGGTGCGAGCGAATGCGGTCAGGACTTCACCACCAAATACCTTCAAGAACAACGCCAGTTTATCAGAACCGCTTGCGCCTTTACCTTGGTTAGTACCCAGTTGCTGTCCACCAGTCATGTTAGCCATATATATGTCTCCTTCTTAAAGTTAAACAAGAATGATTTCTAGAGGGAAACCGTTGTGGTCTCCCTATAGTGAGTCGTATTAATTTCAGAGCCTATCAGAAGTTCGAATCGATTACTTTCTGTTCGACTTGACGACGATAATTGGCATCCGTGCGATACCGAGGGTCACTCATAGCTTTAATCATCTCGCTACGGTCCGCAAAGCCTTCACGCTTGGTAGCCTGAGGTTTAGCCGGAATAGCGCGACTAGTCACACTACGAGTTGGCTTACGACCAAACGCCTTAGCGCGAGACTCACCAGCCAAGTTGATGATAGCCTTAACGGTCGCTAAGTCACGATTGGTCAACGCATTGTCCAGCGATTGTGCAGCCTCAGGGTTGTGCGTCTCAAGGTGATTGTACAGCGCGTCAAAACGTTCACGACCACCAGCGTACTCAATGACATTGTTTACGTACTGCTCAACCAGAGCTTCTTGACCACGGATGTACGAGTCGATGAAAGCCTTCGTGTAGCCAATTTCAGCCAGCTTAGCGTAGGACTCAGCGGACAACTCTTCGTTCTCCTCGTACTCACGCTGGATAGCCTCAATTGTCTCAGCACTCATGCCACGCTCGGCAGCAATGTTAATCATCTCTTGGAAGCCCTCTTCGTGCTCACCAAGTTGCTCAGAGGCGGCTACCAGTTCTTCTGGAGTCTCACCCAGCGGGGTAAACTCTTCGGAACCTTCTGTGCCCTCAAAGTCTTCTTCCCCAGCGTCCACATCGGTCGGCTCAGAGCCATCACCAATACGAACCTGAATGCGACCCTCATCGTCCTCTTGTCCGAATGGGTCAGAGTTGTCATACAGGTCACGTTCAGTTTCCGCTTCGTCGGACGCTAACTCGATTGCATCATCGCCATCACGGGCAGCAACATCGAGAGCCAGCATATTCTGCTCATGTTCCTCAACGGAACCACCAGACATCACAGCGGAGTTCACGCCAAAAGATGCATATACGTCTGCATTAGATTCAGCCATTATTATTGTCTCCTTAAAGTTGAACTACAGGAAGACCGAGGACTCCAACCTCTTGTCATCGCTCATTTCAAAGATGAGGTCTCCCTATAGTGAGTCGTATTAAATGCCCGTCTGTAAACCTACGGAATCAGCGGCAGCAGCCATAGCCTCAGGAGAAGCTGTAGCCTGTGCAGCCATATCTTGACCAAGCGCAGCAGCACCGTTATCCATACCCATTTGCATAGCCTGTTGAGCCATCTTCTGTTGCTTCTGTTCTTCGGTAAGAAGGATACCAGAAGTGTCAATACCGATAGCGTTCGCAATGCGCAACTTAATAATTGCAAGGTTGATGTCAGGGTCATCGCGCATGGGAGCCAGCGCAGCCCACGCAGTGACACACCGTTCCAGCTTATCAAGGTCTTGCCCTCGACCAATTGCTTCCAGACCTGTACTAATGGTTGGCTCTACGGCTTCCTTAGGTAACTCAGGAATCTGTTGCGTGGCTTGCAGTTGCTTCAAGAGCACTCGCACCAGAGGCAATTGTAATTCTTGAGAAAGGATTGAGTAGACACCACCTAAAGTATCTTCAAGTTCAGAAGCTACATACCGAATCTCTTCGGCGGTCACACGTTCACCTGTGCGCTGAACCGCAGAGTTCAACATAAAGGCAAACGAAAGTCGAGCCTCAATAGCGTCACTGACAGCCTTGGCTACCGTAAAGTCTGCTTGCTTCTCCAGTTGGAGGAACGAGATGTCTTCTGGGCGACCAGTAACAAAGTCACCAGTCTGGGCTTTGGTCAGTCGGCGTGGCTGGGTGATACCAGCAGGATTCACTAAGCCGATAACCTTAGAGCTAATCATTGACATCTTAACGATAGCCTCTTGGAGATTCTCAAGTGACCGTAAGTCGCCTAAGTATTCCTCAATGTACGAACGACCATAGGATTCACCATCCAGTCGAACCATGCGAATCGGGATGTATGGGCAAGCCTCTTTAGGGTAAGACCCATCTGAGCCTTGGACCTCCATGCCCTCGACCTCTTCGTACCGGAGGTATTCACCTTTGTCCTCATCCAGATAGATGTGAGTGTACACGTCGATGGTCTCATCAGGTTTCTTCTCACCACCTTGACCTTCTACAGCCTTACGGATGTCCTCAGGGAGAGCACCAAAAGCTATCTGGTCACGAGTCACCATTTGCAGAACGTTGCCGAATGCGTCTCGTTGGACCACATAAGAAGACAATCGGTACAGCTTCATGGGATTGTAGTTTGACCCTTCTGGTTCCGGTAGATACAGAAGAACGTTACCAGCTACGACTAACTGCTTGAGAGCCTCAAAGAGAGTTACTCGGTAACTGTTAGACTCAATGTAGTTCATGATGATACGCTCTACCATCGATAGACCCTCATCAACCTTAGCGAGTCCATCGGGGTCATTCAGTAACTGTTTTGCCTCATACTCAGAGATGGTCAGCTTCATCCACGTTTGCATCGGGAAGAGCGCCAACATGAGCTTAGAGGCCAAGTTATTGAGACCGCGAGCACCCACAGCTTGCCACGGAGTCGTGTAGTCTGTGGATGAGTTATCGGATTCCTTAGGGAAGAGGGACGGAATGGTGTACTGAGCGCAGTTTTGAGCACGAGTCTCATAAGGAGCGCGGTCGTTCTTCAATCGGTCATAAACGGACTTTGCACCTTCCTCGGCTAGACCTGTACGCTTCTCAGCCATGTGTCACCTCCTGTTTAAATATTGATGCCGCCACCGGAGCTACGAGCTACACTCAGGGACTTCTTACCGCCAGCACGAGCTTTCTTACGTCCGCTTTCGGTCTGTGCTTCATCCTCGGTGGAGACCTCTTTCTCAGGTATGTCACCAATCTGTGCAGCAGGAGTGGCAGCCTGTGGGACCTCCACAACCTGTGCTTCACCTGCACCGCCAGCCAGACCACCTACAACCTGTTTAATCGGACTGGCCACTTCCTTGGTAACTTTCTTCACGGCTTTCGTAATTGGCTTGGTGACTTTCTTCACTGCCTTCGTGATTTTCTTACCCATAACTTATACCTCCTTAAAGTATACACGCATCGTCTCGCCTTCATGCTTACAACGAGACACCCAATCGCAATCGTGGAGTTCTGCAAGGTACTTAAAGCGTTTCGCTAGGAATCGCTGTAAGCCCTTAGAGTCTGCCTCAGGATTAATGACAACTGACGTTACGTCCAGAATGTCTCCTTTGTGGTGAATGTCACAGCTTACGCACCACGCGAAGTACGCTACATGTTTTCCGGTAGAGTCCAGAATGTACTCTTCACGGCAACCAGACATGTCCATTACTTCGTCCACGTAGAGGCTGTAGCCCACAAAGTGTCCTTCGAATCCCTTAGGCAACCCAAGGTGTTCCACAGTCCACCTGATTGCACGGAAGCGACTCTTGGCCTCCACACATGTGAACTCAGACATCACTTCTTGCCTCCGAATGCGGACTTACGGATTGAAGATTTCATACGAGCGGAGCCATTATCGCTGGCTTTATACTTCGCTACGGAATCATCACGTTCGACCTTGAGGCCTTTGCGTCCAGACACTTCGGTGCCTTCGGTATCCGTCTCATCAGAAGACCCACCGAACTCTACGCTTGACACTTCTTGGGTCAGAGGCGCTGGCTCAATGGCTCGAATCTGATTGGTATCCATCTTTGGAGTTTTAATTTTCGGTGAGAAACACATAGTGTCAATCCTCCCCATCGTCTCTTAGTTGTTCCTTGCGCAACTCAATCTCGTCAATGACGTTAGAGGCATACTGTAGGCCCTGAATGAAACCCAAGATGTGGGCCTCACTACAACCATTAGCACGCATAAGTCCTATATGACCAGACGCTTCGAGGTACGCATAGTTGAATCGAACCTGTAGATACTCAGCAGTCGCACGAGGCACGTCTGGAACATCGTTAGGGTTCTTAAGTAATTGGTTAATAGGTGTTAACATGATAAAGATTCCTCTTAGAGTTAAATCTTAAAGTAATAATCATAAAGGCCCCTATCTCCCTATAGTGAGTCGTATTAATTTAGGGACCTTGAGTTTATCACTTAGAGTCTTGTAACGCCTTGATTATTCGGGCTAAGTCCCAAAGGCCCCACGCAATGAGGCACATTCCGAGGACACAAAGACCAATGCCAATATACGCTACGGCCTCCACAGGTAAATCTCCTTGTCAATAAAGTTGTACTCATTGAACCGTAGGATGCGAGCCATCTGTGCCTGCTTGATAACATCCTCTTCGGTCATACCAGCCTTCGCACCGATGGACTTAATGCAGTCCCAAAGCGTCTCATGAGGCTCAGGGGCACGTTTAACCCACTTGGTGACCTCTTGGCCTTTGTTCTTTCCAGACTTAAGCACAGACGTTTTAGGCTCGGTTATGAACGGGTTATTCAAGAAGTCCTCGGCTGTATCGCCCCATCCGGCAATCCCTGAGTAACCATCGGTAATGTCACCCTTGATGGTCTGGAAGAGGTGCCACCAGTCAGCGGACTCTTCGGTCTGAGTCAGGATGTTACCAGTGGTACACCAGAGGAAGTCGCAGTTAGGGATGGTCTTAAAGTCCTTATCGCACGAGATGATTACAGCCTTACGAGCACCGAATGCAGACGGATTGGAAGCAATAACTCCCATAACGTCATCACCCTCAAGCATAGGCTCACGGATGCAGTAGAACTCTTCTCGCTCAAATAGTGCATCAAGGAACTCAAAGTAACCTACAGGTTTCTTCGTTGCCTTACGGTTAGCCTTGTAGTTCGGGTCAACCAGTTCTTTGCGCCAGTTAACGCTATCGGTGAACGCAAGGACAATCGGAGCACCTACCCAAGCCTTCTTACGGGTCTCATAGGACTTGATGGAATCCTCAAGAATCTGACGGGCCTTAGCGTGGTCACAGCAGCGGTGCCAAATCTCTTCCTCCCATGAGGCATCAAACTCAGCAGCACTCATCGCTTGGAAGACCAGCCAGTCACCATCCATCACTAGGATACCCTTGTCGTCACAACCTTCGCGTAACTCGTAGAATTGTTTAAGGTCAAGAAGTGCCATTAAGTTTCTCCTCTAGCTCAGCTACGTATTCGTCAGCTTCCATAAGTTGATTCTTAAGGCTATCGTTCTCACGTTCCAGAGAGTCGATGTAGCCCTGCATATCGTTCCACGCATCACGAGGAATTGTTACAGTGTCACGAACCATCAGACACACCCTCCCATTCGTTTCAGAAAGCGAGTACCGGAAGCGGTAATTTCCCAAGCGCCACCGTTGCGCCCACTCGTAGTCAGGCATGAGATGTGACCACGGGAAGCGGCCTCCGCTACGAGGCTCGCATTGTTCCGTACATAGTTGGACTGGAAAGTCTTAGGGAAACTTTTGATTGCTTGCAGCACTTTCAGATAGTCAGACATCAGAACACCTCCCGTACTGTTGCAGGAGAGAGTTTGAAGGAGTCCTTATCGGCATACTCTTCGTGCATGTCCTTGATTGCCTCACGGAATGCTATACGCACCACGAATGTCATCAGCCCTTCCATGCCGTGTGTCAGGAACTGGACAATCATCTCTTTCTGTTTACCGTTAGGAACAATAGCACCAGAGCCAACCTGCTTACACAGGTGTAGCATGTCTTTCTCTAAGATTGCCTGAACGTCAGATGTCATCTTAGCGGTAACGTCGAAGGACACTTTAAATTTCTTTGTCATAGCCATAATAATTTCTCCTATAGAATCAGTGACATACGGCCCAGTTAGGACCCATCTTACCTTCGGTATCCAGAAGACACCGGAAGTTCCAGTGGTCTCCCACCCAGCGCATCGCCTCTTGTGCGGTCTCAATGACCACCTGGGCAATCTCTTCGGTACGGCAGCCTACTTGGATTTCATCATGTACCCATGCCATGTACGCAAAGTCCCCATCCCAGCCGTGCTTCAAGCCTTTCTCAACGAGCATCTCTTCGGTCTTGATAATCCACAGTTTGCAGATGAGAGCACCAGCCGATTGCAGTAGGGTATTCAATGCGGCGTGAGGACTACGAACGTGTACCTTACGACCATCCAGACCTTTAATCCAGCGGCGTTTCCACTTGACTCGCTGTTCGCCAGCTACCCACTGAGAGGACTCAACAAGTGTCTGTTGGATAGACTCACGGAGTGCTGCAATCGCTGGGGTGTTCTCAAGGAATTTCTTCTTGAGTTCCTTACCGCGTTCTTTACCAGCACCTACAATCTGTCCAATCTTCTCATCACCAGCGCCATAAAGGAACCCATAGATGAACGTCTTGGCGTTATCACGGGTAGGCAATTCGGCAGCAATCTGGTTCTTAGTGTGGATGTCACCGTTGAGAATCTCGTGAGCATACTCACCGTTATCAAAGCGAGCCATGAAGTGGGCCAAACAGCGCAACTCAAGGCCGGATGCGTCGATACCCGCCTGAACCCAAGGCTTACCAGTAATACCGTCTAGGTGATGTTCAGCGCCAAAAGCAGCGCGGCACTTATCACCATAAGGAGAACGGACACCGGGTATCTGTGCGAGGTTAGGGAAAGCGTGAGTAGCGCGACCAGTAACAGCGCCGTTGGGATTAACAGAACCATGAATTTTACCATCCTCAGCAACGTAACGAAGCCACGCCTTGTCTCCCTCAGCAGACTGTCCGATTCGCTTCTGAATCATCAAGTATTCTTTAATGAGGTCGATTGCAGCTTGCTTCTCAGGGTCATCTACACGTACTCCTTCGAGTACCTCATCGTCCACCACAGGCGCACCCTTATCGGTGTACTTCGTGGGGACCCATCCAGCCTCTTGGAGTTTCTTCTGGATGTGGTCGCGAGACGAAGGGTTAAACACTACGTGCTCAACTGGAGTATACGGAGCGCCAGCAACGTACTCACGGGTATCCAGTTCGCAATGCTCACGGCCCTCTCGCTGTGCCTTGTTCTTAGGCTTCTTAAAGATACCACCAACTTTAGGTATCTTAATGCGAGGGTATTTAGGTAATGGCTTACCAGTCCTCGGATGGCAGAACATTTCGGTGCCACCTTTGGGCTGATACCACGAGCCGAACGTTTCGGTCAATTTGCGGAGCAACTCAGAGCGGCGAGCAGCTAACTCTACGTACAACTCCTCGATTGCCTTCGTGTCAAACGGGAACCCATTACGCTCTTGCTTAGCGAGTAGCCACGCAGCGCGATGTTCAACGTCAACGGCCTCAAGGGATTCTGACCAGAACGTAGTGTAGCCTACGTCCGTAAAGTCAATCTCAGGAGGGAAGTAATGTTTATCAGAGAGCAGCTTCTCAAGGAGAGCCTTAGTGACCACAACGTCCTGAACGTTATAGTCCATCATCTCTTCGTTGAAGTTCCACCATTCCATTCCGTCAACGTATTCTTCACCTTGCTCTTCAAGCATACGCTTAAAGTCATCCTTGTATTCACCTTTCATTTCGCCTAAGCGATAACCCCACGCCTCCAAAGCGTGAGACCCAAAGCGTTTCCCCGGCAACTTACCGGAACGCAGAAGACCCATATCGGTGTCTTTCAGGTTAGAGTGAATCAAACGTGACAGCACAAGGGTGTCGATACAGTTCTCACGAGGAAGGTGGAACTCTCGGTTCAATTGTAGCTTTGCCAGTTTGGTCAATGCAGGAACGTCATACTTGTGACCGTTGTGGAACACAATAAGACCGCCTCGTGCAACCTCGGCTTCCAGCGCATCCAGATACGCACCGAAGCCACTCGGACGGTAGCTTACGTACTCAGCGGTGGAGTAGTCGTAGATAACCCCGCAGTGGAACTTAGTGACGCTCTCTAAGAGGGCGTTAGCTTCGATGTCAGAAACGATCATATTGATTTCTCCTATTGATTATCGTGACTTAACAATCTCTTCATACGAGACAACTGTCAAGAAGCCTGTGTGAATCATGTTGGTCTTATCAGCAACGATTGCTCCTCGTGGAGTAACACCTGTGATGTATGACACTTGTGCGTATTTACCACTCACTGAGCGGACATAGCCGTATCCACCAACAACTCCCATGTCAACCTTAACCCAATCACCAGCCTTGATGTGGGTCATAGTGTCCTTATCGAACACCTTGTGGCTCAGTTTATTAACTTCTGGTTTCTTCCAGCCAGTCTGTCTTGTCCAAGTCCAGCCTAAGTTCTTCAAGATGTGAACAGCGGAGCGAGTCTTAGCTTCATGGTACTTAACGTCCTCCAGTTCAGCTTCCAGTTTAGCGATTTCTGCTTGGATAACTTTAGGGTCACGCGTGATAATATCTCCTATAGTGAGTCGAATAGTATTCATGAAGGCCACCACTTGGGCGACCTTGAGTATACCACTCTTAGCTATCAATCTTGTCGAGGATAGCCATAGCTTCATCTACGCGACCAGCTTCATGGATTGCTGTCACGGCAGCTTTGGTAAGTGCATTGACCAGACGCAGTGCTTGCTCATCTGTCAACGTCATACGCTGAGTGTGATTCTTAGAGGACTTAGAGTCCTTCCAGCGGTAAACCATAGTCGCCTTACCGTTGCGAACGTTGATGTGGACTCGACGGTTCCACTGGTCAGTGGTATCGGATAGACGGATAGTTTCAGCTACGTTAGACATAATGGTTTCTCCTGTTTTATTACTCAAAGAATTTGGAAAGCTGTTGAGCTTGGTTGGCTACACGGGCAGCTTCTGTAACTTTAGTTGATGCACTGTCGGCAAGTTCGTTGGAGCGAATAGCCAGAGCGCGTGACTGTGTGGCCTCTTTACGAGCCTCATCGTTCAAACGCTTAGCTTCCACGTTGTACATACGAACCAGCAGTTGGCCTAACTTCTTAATCAGTTTAAACATGGTGTGTACCTCCTTTAGTGAGTCGTATTAAAATCATAAAGAATCCTGTCAGAAGTCAGTGTCGTTGGACCAGTCTGTTGACTCTGAGTGAGACTCTTCTTCCCCTGAGTAACTTGATGGTTCAAGCCACCCGGTTTCCTTGTTGTATTCCATGTAGCCAGCAATACCAGTATCACCAGTAAAGCGGCACTTGAGAATACGAACGAGGACAAGATTAGGCATATCACCTTGCTGGTTACGCTCAAGGGCAATAATAGTATCAGAAAGTTGGCGAAGTGCGCCAGAACCACGTAGGTCAGTAATAGAAACAGGGCGACCTTCCTCATGTGCTTTACCTTTGTCTGGGTTCTTAAGGTGACAAATTACGACCAGCACCACCCCAGTTGACTTAGCGAACCCTTTGAGCTTGGTCATCAGGTTATCAATCATCTTACGCTCATCAGATTCACCAGAAGCTGACACGACGATTGAGATGTGGTCCAGAATGATTACGTCACAACCTAAGCCTGAGCGCATGTAGGCCAGCTTAGCAAGAAGCCTATCGGTCTCAGCCTCAGCGAATGAGTCGTATAGATGGAACGTATCGTTCCCGAACAGTTCATCGAACCATTGGTCGAACTTACCGTTCTCAATAATCTCTCTCTTTAGTGAGTCGGATTGACGTAAGCGTACACGATTGTGGAGGCCTATAAGGTCCTCAGCGGTCTCCTCAACGGACTCCTCAAGCATCGCTAAGCCTACCTTCTTGCCCATCGCTGTGCCCCACTGGAGAGCTTGTTGACGGACAAACGTGGACTTACCCATACCGGAACCGGAAGTGACCATAATGACTTCGCCACCACGGGCACCTAAGGTTTTATCATTGATTCCGCTACAGCCGCTGAAAAGTAAACCAACGGATTCCTCTGACGATAGATGTTCACGGATTCGTTCACGTAACGAAAGAGCCGATACCACTCCATCAGGAATCCACGGGCCAGCGTTCCAGACTTGCTCCATGATTTCTCGGTCGTGACCATTGAGGTGGCACTCATTGGCATCCTTACACGGAAGAACTGCCACTCGTACCTTACCAGCGGGTAGAACCTGTGCGGCCTCTTCGACTGCCTTGCGTCCCGCTTCGTCCATGTCGAACATCAGAATAATCTGTTCGAACTGGTCAAAGTACTCGTAGTTGGCAGCGCATGTCTTCTTAGCGGCAGAGGCACCGTGACCCAACGACACTACAGGATACTTACAGTCTTGAAGTTCCATCACGGTAAGCATGTCGATTTCACCTTCTGTGACAACAATCTTCTTACCACCATTCCACAAGTGCTTCCCGAACAGGGCATCACTCTTGTGACTACCAGTTGTCTTAAAGTTCTTATCTTTATCGCGAACCTTCTGACTCACAATGTTGCCATTCTGGTCCCGATAGTCAGCCACTTGGTACATCACACCGTCTACTTTGGCAATCCAGTACCCAGCCTTCTGGCAGGTTTCCTTTGAGATGCCACGGGCAGTTAACGCAGAGTAGCGTCCGTTGGATTCCCCGAAGTTCCACACGTTGTAGGTCATTGGTTTACCTCCACCGACTATACGTCTTCTTGATGATAGCTCCTGTTTGCGTTCTTCTGAGGCTGGAACTCTGTGCTCACATACAAAGCAAAATTGATGACCGTCAGAATACACTGAGTTACCATCAGAAGACCCACAGTTCTCGCAGGGAGCGTGATATAGGAAAATGCTATCTTGTTCTAATTCCATATGGTTATTCCTTAATCAACAATGCGAACAAAGGGAAACCGTTGTGGTCTCCCTTTAGTGAGTTCAATTAGCCACGGTCAGAAGTGACCAGTTCGTTCTTCTCCCACCAACGCTTAAGGTCGAACGATGGGCAAGCCTTTGGTGCCACATCGTGATGTGCGCGAAGAACAGCACCTTCGTACTTAGCAAGAAGTGTGACAAGCAGTGAGCGAAGGGATTGCATTTGGGCTGGCGTAAAGTTAGCTTCGAACTTACCTTTATCGTCGATACCACCCACAAGGCAGACACCAATAGAGTTGTGGTTGTGGCCCTTAGCGTGAGAACCTACAGCCATCTCGTCTCGACCCGCCTCTACAGTGCCATCACGCTTGATGATAAAGTGATACCCAACATCGAGCCAACCTTGCTCTTTATGCCACTGGCGAATCTCACGGACACCCACGTTCTGACTTGGCTTGGTAGCCGAGCAGTGGACAAAGATTGCGTCAGTGGATTCACGTTGTTTGAACTGTACACGAGACATTATTTCTTACCTCCCTTCGATTGTTTCAGCTTGTCAAATGGCACCTCCTTTTTGGGTTCTTTGAGCCATTCCACAGGAATTAATTTGTCAGCAAACAGGATACCGTGCTTCTCACACCACTCGCCGTAACTGGTCGGAGACCCTTTGTACAGCTTTGTGCGCGAGCTTGAGAACACCAGACGGATGTCCAGTTCGGGAAACTGTTCGCGAATCAATAAGTGTTTCTTTCGGTCGTCACTCTCCCATAAACCTTTGGTTTCAATGAAGATTCCGTTAGGCAGCAGGAAGTCTGGAGTATACACATGGTTGCTCGCAGGGACAACGTAAGGGATTTTCCAGAGTTCATAGTCGAACTTAATGCCCTTACCCTCTAGCTGCTTAGAGACCTTATCTTCTAGGCCGGAACGGAATGTCCCGACCTTTCGGATACCACGCGCAGCGTATGCGCCAGCCACTTAGAAGTCTCCGTCTTCGTCTTCTTCGTAGGACTCTTCGTCGTCTTCGTCCCAGCTTTCTTCGTCGCGTGGTTTGCTCGCTTTGGCAGAACCAGAGGCAACATAGCCGTTCTCTTCAACTTCGTCAGCCCAATCGTCTTCACCTCCACCAAAGGTAGCCAGTTCGACCAGCATTACGGATTCCAGTTGCAGCTTAACGCTCGCACCTACAGCGGTGTTCCACTTGTACGGAACCAGAGAGTATTTGACTTTCAGCTTAGAGCCGCCACCGATAATCGGAACGTCTTCAATCTTCTTACCTTTGGAGTCAACCACAACCAGATTGATGTGCTTGGTCTCTTTGGTCTTCTTGTCTTGGAAAGACGCGTAGCATTTGAACTTAAAGGTAGTAGTGCCGTCACCGTTATCGAAGAACGGCATGTCACCTTCATACGGTTTCAGTGGTTTCTTACCACGAGCTACCGCAGGTGGATTCGCTTCGTATTCCTCAACGGCAGCAGCATAAGCCTCTTCGTGACACTTCACGATTTCATCGACCATACGCTGGCAGCGCGGGTCTTTGTTGGGAATAGTCAGGTCAACTTTGTAGACACCGCGAGGGTTCCCAAAGCCACGCTCTTCGTTGCCGTAGTCCGGCTTAGAGATGTAAGCGTAAGGTTCAGCAATACCCAGCGCAGAGGTGAAAATCTTCTTAGCCATAATGTTAATCTCCTTTAGGTTTCGTTTAGTTTCTCAGAGGGAGTCTTCCCTAATAGTGAGTCGTATTACTTCGGCGCTACACAAGGGCGCACACGAGTAACCTCAAAGCCAGCCGGAACGTATTGCCATTCAGCTAACTCCAGAGCTTCGTCTAGGGTCTCAGCGTAGATTGGAACCTCAAAAGAATGCTCAGAGGACTCTACGGTAGCCCAAAACTTCTTATTGTCCACGGTAAGTGAACCAGTATTTACGTTTGTCATATCAGTAACCTCTCGATAGTCATTGGTTGTAAAGTTCCATGTAGTGACCAGCAGATTCGTCGTCACCACGTTCGATACATTCAGCCCACATCTTGTGGCACCATTTGGAAGGTTTAAGAATCATAGCACTTATCCTTATGTTTCTCGTACAGTTCACCATAGAACCCAGCTTTCGCCATGTCCTTCTCTAAGTAAGCCAGTTCGGACTTCTTACCTGCACGTAGGCGGTACTTAAGGATGTTCCCGAAGCAATACCCCTTAAACTGTTCACGAGTCATCGAACGGGCAATCACTTCGATAGCCTCAATGTCGTCAAACAGCATGTAATGGCTCGGAGTACGAACGCCATCTATATCTTGTGGTTTAGCCACAGGTTGACACGTATGTGGGTAACGGTCATCTTTCTCTAAGCAAGCTATGCATCCCATCAGAACACCTCCTTGATTCGTTTGAGTAACAGGCGGACGAACGGGAAGCGGGTCACTGCCACACTAAGAACCGGACGTTTCTTGTCTATTGCTTTCTCGAAGTCACCACGGGTGATAATGATGTGGACGTTCGGTGCCAAAGGAACTGTGTCACCAATAAGAGGCAACTTAGCTCGGCGCTCGCTCACACATACGATTGAACGGTCAGCATGGCGAACCGTGAAATTCTTAATGCTTTTGTTGTAATGAAGTCGAAACATATAGTGTCTCCTTTAGTGAGTCGTATTAAGCGTGACCATCTGGCATATCATCATCGCTACAGTAGAGCGCAAGGTACCCTATGATTACGATGAGTAATGGCATTAAGTACAGCATGGTGTGTACCTCCTTTAGTGAGTCGTATTAAACGCAGAAAGGCCCACCCTAAGGTGAGCCAGTGTGTTTACATTTTCTCTTGAGGGTTATCCTCGGTGCCACGGAACATTACGAATGATGGGTGACGCAGCGAGCCATCGGGTGTTTCCTCCATGTACGCAATCTGACAAGCGTGTCCGCTGTAGTAGGTTTCGCCTTCGATGCTAACCGTGTTAGTAAATTCATCCATTAAGGTGCGAGAGATGTTTGTGGCGTTGACTACACGACCACTCTCAAGAAGCATCTCAAATCCGATTACTTTACCCTCATTCGCTAAACCTTCGGTTCCCCACACAAGACCCTGAATGATACCGTCAGCCTCGTTCTCTGGCTTGAGTTTCCACCAGCCCGACTTCTTACCGCGCTTATAGATACACATCGGGTCTTTCACAATGAGACCCTCATGGCCTTCTTCACGCTTCTTCTCATACAGTTGCTGTAGTTCAACCATGTCGTAGACCTCGTAAGACTCAGCCGCTTGCCATTCGATTTCAGGGAAGTATTCCTGTAGCAGAGGCAGCATGTTCTTAACGTGTTCCTGCATGAGTAACATCATGACATCGCAGTCTTCTCCAGACTCCACGATGTGCAGAGGGATGATAGCGTACAGTTTGACGTGAAGGTGTCCAGTGTGCAGCTTAAAGGGAACCTTGTCTTTCTTACGGACTGGTTCAACGAATAACTCTTCGTGGAACTCTTGGTTCTTCGTGTCAGTCCATTTGGTGCGCAGTAGGCCAGACCCAGTGTTGAAGTCTACTCCCTTGACCATGAGTTCTCCATCAAGCATAAAGCCATCTTTGTAGAAGCAACGGTCATCATTCAGAAGGCGCTTCCAGCGTGCATCGAATCCGTTTAGGTGCTCCAGTGCCGGAATCGTTTTAGATACACGAGAGAGCCAGCAACTGTTAGCGGTATTGTCTACGCAGATGTTCCCACGTACACCATCGTACTTGATGTCAGCGATAAGATACCCAGCGTTATCCAGAGCTTTCTTAATGGCAGACTCTACGAAAGACACAGCTTTGAATGGGTTGGTCTTAATGTTCATCATAATGTTTATCTCCTATCGGTTAAATGACTAAGGCCACTCAATTAGCGACCTTAAGCATTGTCCCTATACTGAGTCGTATTACTTCTAGTGCTTCAACTGGTCGTACATACGGTTCAGCCAAGCGGTTCCCATATTGTACAGAACGTCTTCGTCGCAGTGGTGAATCTCCTCCTGAACAACTATGCGACCAGTACGGTCTTCAATCCGAAGGTACATGGTCGCCTTTATGTTTGGTGAACCTTCCTGCTCAACAACTATAACAGCAAAGTCTAACTGGTAGAGCCTGTTGCAAACAGCCTTGAAGTCATTCAAGTTCCCACTATATAAACGTCCCATCTTATTGACCCTCCCAGCAGCGTTTATGTGCACGGGTTCGTAATGGTTTATTAAACTTGCGACCCTTAGTTGCCTCGAAGTCATGAGCGTTACGGTTAGAACGTTTGGTCATCTTTTCGAAGTTACGCATACTTAAAGTCCTCTCTTAGTAATTCTTTAATTTAAATCTTTAATTAACACTTAAGGGTCTTAAAGTTAAACCTTAAGGTTCTCCTATAGTGAGTCGTATTAACCGGAAGAAGGTCAATCATAAAGGCCACTCATTAAGTGACCTTGAGTTTGTCCCTCTATAGTGAGTCGTATTAACCGGAAGAAGGTCAATAATAAAGGCCACTCATTAAGTGACCTTGAGTTTGTCCCTCTATAGTGAGTCGTATTAATGTGACGTTACGCAAACGCGAAGTCTGACTTAAGGATGTCTTGGAGATTCAAGTTACCTTTAGCCGGAAGTGCTGGCATTTTGTCCAATTGAGACTCGTGCAACTGGTCAGCGAACTGGTCGTAGAAGTCAGCCAGTACATCGCAAGACTCATAGGTGTCAACCATAGTTTCACGTACAGCTTTGAACAGGTTGGCAGCGTCAGCCGGAATGGTCCCGAAGGAGTCGTGAATCAGTGCAAACGATTCGATTCCGTACTTCTCATGCGCCCACGCTACAGTCTTACGCAGGTGGCTACCATCTTGGCTATGCACAAAGTTAGGAGCGATACCGGACTCCTGTTTGTGTGTGTCAATCTCACTATCCTTGTTTGTGTTAATGGTAGGCTGTAGACGGAACTGACCGAGGAAAATCAGGTTCAAGCGAGTCTGGATGGGCTTCTTGTATTCCTGCCACACAGGGAAGCCATCAGGAGTCACCCAATGCACAGCGCAACGCTTGCGAAGAATCTCTCCAGTCTTCTTATCTTTGACCTCAGCAGCCAGAAGTTTAGCAGCAGACTTAAGCCAGTTCATCGCTTCAACCGCAGCCACCACAGTCACACTTACAGCTTCCCAAATCAGCTTAGCCATGTACCCAGCAGCCTGATTCGGCTGAGTAAACATCAGACCCTTGCCGGAATCGATAGCTGGCTGAATGGTATCTTCCAGCACTTGTTGACGGAAGCCGAACTCTTTGGACCCGTAAGCCAGCGTCATGACTGAACGCTTAGTCACGCTACGAGTTACACCGTAAGCCAGCCATTGACCAGCCAGTGCCTTAGTACCCAGCTTAACTTTCTCAGAGATTTCGCCAGTGTTCTCATCAGTCACGGTAACTACTTCGTTGTCGGTCCCGTTGATTACGTCTTCTTGCAGAATCACGTTGACTTTCTTGGCAACAATCCCGTAGATGTCCTGAACGGTTTCACTAGGCAGTAGGTTAACAGCAAGACCACCCACCTCATCGCGGAGCATTGCGGAGAAGTGTTGAATACCAGAGCAAGACCCATCGAACGCCAGAGGCAGCGAGCAGTTGTAGCTCAGGCCGTGGTGCTGTACCCCAGCGTACTCAAAGCAGAACGCGAGGAAGCAGAATGGTGAATCCTGCTCAGCCCACCAAGTGTTCTCCAGTGGAGACTTAGCGCAAGCCATGATGTTCTCGTGGTTGTCCTCAATGAACTTGATGCGCTCCGGGAACGGAACCTTATCGACACCCGCACAGTTTGCACCGTGGATTTTCAGCCAGTAGTAACCCTCTTTACCGATTGGTTTACCTTTAGCCAGCGTCAGCAGTCCCTTGGTCATGTCGTTACCTTGCGGGTTGAACATTGACACCGCGTAAACACGACCGCGCCAGTCCATGTTGTAAGGGAACCAGATGGCCTCATGGTTAGCGAACTTGTTGGCTTGCTCAAGCATGAACTCAAGGCTGATACGGCGAGACTTGCGAGCCTTGTCCTTACGGTACACAGCGGCAGCAGCACGTTTCCACGCGGTGAGTGCCTCAGGATTCGTGTCGATGTCTTCCGGTTTCATCGGGAGTTCTTCACGCTCAATCGCTGGGATGTCCTCTACAGGGCAGTGCTTCCACTTGGTGATTACGTTGGCGACCGCTAGGACTTTCTTGTTGATTTTCCATGCGGTGTTTTGCGCAATGTTAATCGCCTTGTACACCTCAGGCATGTAAACATCTTCGTAGCGCATCAGTGCTTTCTTAAAATGAGTGCGTACCAGCGCCAGAGGACGGCGACCGTTAGCCCAATAGCCACCACCAGTAATGCCAGTCCAAGGCTTAGGAGGGACTACGCAAGGCTGGAACATTGGGGAAATGCCCGCTAGTGCCCCAGCGCGAGTAGCGATAGCCTCAGCGTATTCCGGCGCGAGTTCGATAGTCTCAGAGTCTTGCCCCACTACGCCAGCGTTTTGACGATGTAAGCTAACCATTCCGGTTGACTCAATGAGCATCTCAATGCAGCGCACCCCAACGTGAATTGAGTCTTCCTTATGCCACGAAGACCACGCCTCGCCACCCATCAGACCCTTAGAGAGCATGTCAGCTTCGACAACCTGCATGAATGCTTTCTTGTAGACGTGCCCTACGCGCTTGTTTAGTTGTTCCTCAACGTTTTTCTTGAAGTGCTTAGCTTCAAGGTCACGGATGCGACCGAAGCGCGACTCATCCTCAATGGCCCGACCGATTGCGCTTGCTACAGCCTGAACGGTTGTATTGTCTGCGCTAGTTAGGCAAGCCAGAGTGGTCTTAATGGTGATGTACGCTACAGCTTCCGGCTTGATTTCTTGCAGGAACTGGAAGGCTGTCGGGCGCTTGCCGCGCTTAGCTTTCACTTCCTCAAACCAGTCGTTGATGCGCGCAATCATCTTAGGGAGCAGGGTAGTAATGAGAGGCTTAGCGGCAGCGTTATCCGCAACCTCACCAGCTTTAAGTTGACGCTCAAACATCTTGCAGAAGCGTGCTTCACCCATCTCGTAAGACTCATGCTCAAGGGCCAACTGTTCGCGAGCCAAACGCTCACCGTAATGGTCAGCCAGAGTGTTGAACGGGATAGCAGCCAGTTCGATGTCAGAGAAGTCGTTCTTAGCGATGTTAATTGTGTTCATTTAGTGCCTCTTCCAGTTAGTAAATCGTATCTATTCAGGCCACCCCCAGTCAGATGACCTGTAAGATAAGACTATCAGCCCATTAGCATTGCGTCAAGTTGCTTGTCGATGTTGAGCGGAAGACCGTTAGCGATAGCCATTCGGTCAGCTTGAAACCAGTGCGCCGCAATTCGTTCCTCAAGAGCCTTAAAGTCCCCAGCGAACATGTTAACCCAGAGCATAGCGTTATTGGTTCTTCCCAGTACGTCTACAGCTACCTCATGGTTACGTCGTTCTTGGCGCTCAGCCATACGCCACGCAGCAACCATTCGCTTGTGCTTCTCTTGGTGTGCTTTACGCGCCTTACGGTTACGGCGCTTTACTTTACGTGCCTCCAATCGACCCACATGACGTGCTTTACGTTCCTTATCGCGGTCGATTGCTCTCTGGTGTGCGACCTCCTCGACTTCCTTGATGAGTTCCTCAGGGTCAATGCTGAATGCGTCACCGTCTTTCTTCTGTGAGAATGACACAGGGTCGGTAATGAAAGGCGTACCATCGTCACTGAACATAATGTTCCCGCTGTGCATGTCGAACGAAGCGATGCCCTCAAAGAACTTGCGGATTAGCTTGCAAGTCTCGACGAACTCGCCATCCCACCCAGTTAACATATCGTGCTCATTGGATTTGTAGTCAATGATGTCGCTTGCAATCTCAGCGTATTTATAACACTCATCGTTGTCGAAACGCTCGCAATCATTCAGTGCATCCAATACCACCGTATAGCATCCAGCGTGACGCTGTACATCGTAGACGTTAGGGATACCAGCACGACCCTGATACATGCGGCAGAATGCGGTATACGCAGCGCCTGAGTCCTCTTTCTTAAAGCCCACCTTAATCACTCTGTTAGGCAGCAGTAGGTGGCTATATGCAGCGGAGAAGTGCCCATTACCAAGCATCGTAAATCCAGCGTCCGCAGTCAAGCACTTTAAGGTAGTCCACCAGTCTTGGAATTCAAGCGGCTTGTCCAGCTTGGTGATCTCACCGTCACACGTTTCGCTGTTGACCATCTCAACCAGAAAATCAATGAGCATACCTTGATGCTTCTCAAGTTCACAGATTGGCAGTGCTTTTATTGCGTCGATAGCGCTCATGATGTCGATAGCGTTCACTTTGTGCATTCTCCAGTGTTAATGTGATTAGATATTGTTGAGCTTGCGATTGGTGCGCAGTTCACGCTTAAGGCGTTCGATTCGTTGTTACATTGCGAAGCCATCAGGTGTGCAAACTGTAGCACCGTTCTTGGTGTGGATAGGCATAACGTAGTGTTTCAGCATTTGCGCAGTGCTCCCGTAATGATACAAGCGACCAAGTAAGCGCCTACAGCTACGCCCAAAGACTTCCCAAAGGATGCTCCTACAGCTAGACCCAGAGCGGTTAGTAGACCGATAGTGAACATATGCATTACTCCCGTAAGTAAAGTGATAATCATGAAGGCCACTCGCTAGGAGCGACCTTGAGTTTATCACTCAGCAGACTCCAAGGCTATTGCCTTGTTGTTTTCGTACAGTTCCTTAAGGTGTTCCATTGCGAGCGCCCAGTTAAAGCCACAGCGCACCATGTCGCTATAGAACAGTACAGTTTGAGCGGTCAGACCATATTGCACGTTGTTAGTAGTCATTACTCTTCGTCCTCTTCGTACTCTTCAGACTCTTCGACTTCCTCAAGATACTCGTTCAGCAAATCTTCAGCGTCTTCCCAAAGGTCAATCGTTAATTGCTCATAGATACGTGCTTGCAGGATACGGATTACGTCCTTGGTGTCCGGCATCAGACCAGAGTCTTCGAACTCAAGGTCAATGCCCTCGCTTGCCATTACGCTGAAAATGTCGCTGTAATAGTGCGGAACGGCATTATCAGCTGCCATATGCACTGCATCGTGCAGATCATCAGCGTCACGGATGTCATCATAACGGATGTTTTCTTTCAGCATTTCGTAAGCGTGATCGAAAACGTTGTTGTAAGTCATGTTAGACATAGCCATTGTGTGTTACCTCATAGTGTTGTTAGTGGATATCATAAAGGGCACCTTGCGATACCCTTGAGTTATCTGCTACGTGTGTACACTCAAGAGCCGTTTACCAGATTGTTAAAGATCATCTTTGGTCAGGTTTCGTTAGACCGCATCACCTTTCAGTGTGGTGACTCACTGTTCCGTCATTTCGTGGTACATCTTACAGCTTTTAAAGGAGGCTGTCAACCTGTTATTCTTTTATGCGATGAGTGACCGAATTCGACTCATGGCTAGTGCCTTATCCTTGGCGGGTCACGGGCAGGTTTCTCGGTTCCTATCCCTACACCCTTACTGCTTGTGGTACATCGTACCGTGTTTACTGCATGTTGTCAACCGTTTTGTTTCACCTTGTGTGCCGTGGTGCGCTTAAGTCACCTAGAAGACACCGTGCTACCGTGTTGACGCTGTGTATCTTACTGCATGTTACTTCGTGTTGTCAATGCCTGTTTTTCGTATGACTTATCAGGCTGTCTACTTATCCGGTTGACCCCGGTATCTCAGGGAGTGGCTTTTAGGCCGTTGTCCCGTTGACGAGATGAATAATATCCCCTAGTACTCTTTAAGTCAACACTCTTTTAAGATTATTTTGATTAATCTCTCTCTTTGGCCCTCTTTAAGTAGAATCTCTCTATAGTGAGTCATATTAAATGGGAGTGATTAAAGATAATGATTAAAGTGATCTCTTTATAAGTAACAACGGGGCAGCTTTGGGTATGGTCTTTGGGTCTGGTCTTTGGGAAACTTTAAGATAGGGATTGACTGAATGGGTCTTTAAGTGTAGTCTTTAGGCTGTAGACGGTAGGAATGGCTTTAGGAGGTGACTTTAGGAGGTGACTTTAGGAGGTGACTTTAGGAGGTGACTTTAGGAGGTGAACAGATAGGGGA